GTTGAGAGGAAAGTTGCTGGATAGTTCTGGATAGTGCCACGCTTTCGTATCGCATAAATAACGGCATAATCTGATTGTACGCTTCAAGATCGCCTCGATCGGAGAATATCTCTAATGAGACGCCATACGCGATTAACGGGCCCCATTCTTCTTGTAAAGGTACCGACGAAGTGGTAGCGAGTGACGGGGGTTGAATAAACCCTTGCATGTGCATTTGGTAGACATGATCGGGTACAGGTCTAAGCGTGAATTGGTTTTCGAAAAACAGACATCCAGATGGGCGGTTTCCCGAGAACGGAAGGTACTTAGCATAGATGGTCGCACTCGAAGAAGGGGCAGCGTTAAACGTTATCGAATACGCGCCAGTTGTGTAATCTATTGTGCCAGTACCATCACCTGTAAAAGTTCCATCCGTTACTGATTGCACCGTTTGGGTATCGTCTGAAATATATAGCGAACCAATAATTAATGGTGGACTATTGAGAGTACCTGCGTATGTAATAACGATACCATCGCCGGTTCCAATCGAATCTTGCGCGTATTGTTGTGGCCAATCTTGGTAGAAAATGTCTGGATCTTCATAGAAAATGGCGGGAAAACCGTCTGCATAAATTCCGGGAGAATCGGTAAAGTAGCCACTGGGAAATGAATAAACGTCTTGACCAGGAACCGTTTTGAAGTCCAGAAAGTTATTCTCAATCTGCACCTTAAGTTCTGCTGGCATTGTAAATTGATAATAGTTATTGATCCGCTCTACTAATTCATCATCCGTCATCTGGGTAGTGAATGGCGTTCCGGTAACGTTTCTAATCTTTTCTTCAATGTCGGCTCTGGTCCAAGCCATTACGCAATCCTTTGTTTGCTGGCTGGTGATCTGAATGCAAAGCTGTAACGATAGCCCATAATAGGTCGGTGCTGGATTCCCTGGTTCATTTCTTCTTCGCCGTAAATTGGGATGCCGCAACCCTCTAGATTTTCAATAACTTCAACTGGAAGATTGTACTTTTCTCCGTGCATTAATTTGTACTGCTTAATTGGGTGAGTTTTTGATTTGAAGTGAAATTCTAACAAGACACCTGGATCTCGCTGGTTAACGAAAACTACGTCTCTGTATTCTGGAATATGTTCAGCAATAATAATCGTTTCTGGTTCGTGCGCTTCGGGGCATGCATCGTAGTCGGGTAGTTCTTTTAAATGGTTTTTTTCTACAATCTTGGCGGATTTGTCGCCCATTGTTTTTTTCTTGCTCATGATATTCTCTTGATTGGTGAATGAAACAGAGCTGAGCGTTCCCAGCCCTGAAGGATTATTAAGCCCTTTTTATGAAGTCACAGGACTGTCTAAGACGGCTTCGTAAAGCCATACGTCGGCAGTTGTAACCATTAGGCTAGAACCCAGCGTTAGTCCCTTAAAGGCCACGTTAGACAGCGCTGTGCTGTAAACTTGAGACCCAGAGATCGTAATAGCTGGAACACCAGTAATAATGTTGGCAATGCCACCGCTTCCGTATGTAGTGAAAGCAGTAGAATCGATATCAACAGTAAAGCTGGTTGTGCTTGTGATAGACTGAACAACACCAGATAGCGTGTTCATTTGTGTCATTCCAACAATTCCATGAAACGTTACAACAGTTACGCCAACATCGTCTGATGTAAATGCGTGTGTTGCTGTAATGCTTGCATTGGCGGCTTTACTAATGCCAGTAATAGCCAAGTTGGTATTAACGGCTCCAGAAGGCAGCCCAGATAACGGAACGAATTCCGATCCAGCAGCAGTGCTATATGGAGTAACTCCGTTAGCAGCCAATAATGACCAGGCCATCGCACCAGTTGTAATTGTGCTGGTTACGATCATTGCTGAGGCGTCAACCATTGCTGGAAACCATTGCGCTTGTACAACCCCAGCCACCGGTGTAGCTGCTGTTTTATTTAAGTTGTACATGGAGAAATGAGTCGGGATAAATCCCAGGTCTAGATTCTGTGCAGCTCCACCACTAACAACAGACAATGAACCATTTTTAATTATAGCCATGATTGTTCCTTATGAGTGAGTGCAAATTAGTTTAGTGATCCAGTTATCGTTTAAGATACGTGTCGCAAATGGATACTTATATCCCACTGTACCACGCTGGTTTAATGGATCGGCAGTACCGCTGGCCCCTAAAGGTTTAACGATGAATTCTGCTTCTTTCGCTCCGAGACGTACAACACCATAACTTTCTTGTCCAAGAATAAAGTTACTGTAGACGTTTGGTGATGCCCCGTTGCTGTAGCCGTTGGTGTTCAACAGCCATCTTACGTTCTTTTCTGTTACTTTTATGACCATAGATATATGGCGGTGAGTCTTGTTAATCCTCACTCAACATGTTTCCATATTGTTCGGACTATCGCATCTCCTTTCGGAGTCAAATCGTTTAGTCTCTCAGGCTGCTTGCGCTTGCCCCCTGTTGTCCTTCTGCATTATGCAGCTAGGAGTTCCAAGTCGATTAGATTTGATTTTAAACCCGCAACGTACTGATTGTCAGTTATTAAAGATATTTTTTTACGGGTTGATCCCCATTCCGCTTCAAGTGCGTTGACCGGATTTGGGTAATTGGCGCTTGAGGTGAATGAACTTACGGCTTCAAGGTCGTCTTGTAGATCAACACTCATGAAACCCCAGTAACTCATACGCTGTGGTGCTGTCATTCTGTTACTTTTATGACCATCATTTGATGGCGGAAGGTCTTGTTATTCCCTTCTCAATGCCTTTATTTATACGCATTGTTCGGACTATCGCTTCACCTTTCGGTGTCTGACCGCTTTAGTCTCTCAGGCCGCTTTCGCTTGCCCCCTGTTGTCCTTCTGATTATGCAGCAAGGAGTTCCAAGTCGATTAGGTCTGATTTTACTTCGGCACATAGTTTACCGAATTTGTCCTCACCAGGAAGTGGATTAGACATCAATCTCGCGTTGCCCTGTCTAAGAGCAATAACAGCAGCTTGAATGTCCGCGTCTGTTAATTCTGTGGGATTTGATCCATTTAGACCATTTGTACATGAGATAGAAGATGCCGTAGATTGAAGCATGTCACGAACCAAAGAATCCACTGTAAGTCCTAGTTGTAAAGACAAAACTTTTGTTGCTTCGTTTAGCACTTTATCTTGAACTTGATATTGAACTTGATCAGATATAGTTACAAAGTCACCATACCACGAAATTTCTGTCTTGAAGTCCGTACGGCTTAATGTAGATCCGGCCGGGCTTGTTCCGTCCTGCAAAGGTGTAGTTGCTGCACTTAACGTGCCGTATCTAGCAAAGACCATTTGGTCACCACTATTCAACGGAATCACACGTTTTTGCGCAAAAAGGTCGTAAATATAATACGCTCGTGCCAACTGAAGTAACAGCCTATCGAAATAAGTTCGAACTTCTGGAGGTATTTGTGCTTGTGTTGTAATTGCCATGTTATTTCTTTGTTAGATCTCGCCAAGATTCTTAGCAGCGAGTTTAGCGAAGTCAGAGTCAGACATCTGAGCATAGTAATCGGCTTTGTTAATAACGCTTGAACCGCCAACGGTTGCGACGTTGCCAGGCTTACGGGCGTTTGATACGATACGTTGTGCTTTTTCAGCACCGCTCATTTCTGGTGTTGACTTCTGCATTCCCATTGCCATTCTTCCCAGTTCATACGCTGCTTGCGCTTTGTTTGTACTGTTCTGAACCATTTGGACAAGATGCGGTTTATCTTTGACAAGCGGGAGAAAGTGGTCTTTCAGAACATCCTGATAGTCTGGGTGCTTTTGCATTATCTGCAACTCTTCCATCTGTTCACGCATCCCAGCTTCTTGTTTTTGAAACACGCTTCTTAGTTCACCGACTGATGGCACATATTCATCTTCATAATCGCCAAATAAGCGATCTTCTTTTGGTTGATTTTGTGATCTTAGTGAACGTTGTACGTCTTCAAGTTGAGACTGGTATGCTTGATGTTCTGATTGACGGGTCTTCTCCAACTCGTCGATTCTTGATACTTTTTCCTCGATTTCTTTCCGTAGTGCCCTGAAGTTTTCAGCTTGTGGGTTTGGCACATCATCGCTTACGACATCGGCGTCTCTAGAATCGGCCTCAGTTGCATCGATTAGCTGGTCTTCTGGTATTTGTTGGAAAGCATCGTTATCCTCGGCGACAGGATCGGTTACGCCCGTTTCATTTTGGTCTGCTTGTACTGTCATGTTAATTCCTTCGAGCTTGGCGACAGCTCAGATACGCCCAATTTGGTTAGAAATTATATGGAACTATGAAAGAATAATTCCTGCTCTGGAACCGACTTCGGATATACGCGCAAATGAGTCTTTCGAATCTTTGGATACGTGTTTCTCTTCTAATGGAATGTCAGGCGGTAAGGACAGTTCGGGAACGAACTCAAGCAATCCTTTTTGTTTATCGACATACCAAACCAACAGCCCAATAATGACTGGTGGCCGTTCTAAATAATGCTGCATCGTTGCATTGATTTTGCCAGGTTTATTTTTGTCTGGTTTTGCGGCAACGATAATATAACAGGGGCTTTCAGAATCGGGTATAAGGTCAGCGTACTTGCTGACGCGTTCTACCGTTTCCATCCCCAGGGCTTCGCGGAAATCTGCCATTACTGGTACAGACATACTCAATCCCAGTTATAATGTTTGAATTGTGATTGGATCTTTTTCTGATCTTCTCTGCAACCCTTCATGCCAGCTCCGCCATATGCGGCTTCGTCAGCATCGCCAACCCACTTCCAACCCATATCACTGGGCTTAAGGTCGTGCATTTTCGGTTGTGCTGGCTTGCTAACTTCGTTCTTGTAAATGCCAGAAGAACCGCTTGATTTCTTCATACGAGATTCGTACTTGTCCATCCCTCGGTGTTCATCTGCTCTGTCTTTGTAGTCTTGATTTTTCATTTGTTTTCCCTAAAAGGTTATTTTTTACGTGTCTTTCGCGCGGACTTTTTCCACACTTCGCCAGCCTTTAGGCCTTTGCGCTTTGCTTCGGAAATGGCAATCGCGCTCGCTTGCTTGACGTTTTTAACGATCGGCCCTTTTTTTGAACCGCTATGCAACTTTCCTTCTCCAAATTCTTTATAAACTTTATCCATCTTGGCTTCGGCTTTCGGGCTGTATTTCCGCTTGGCCGCTGGTTTGTAATGTGCCACTATTTCTTTCCTGGTTTCTTCAGTGCTGGATATTTCTTATAGACTTTGGCTTTAACGGCTGCTGGGTTCTTCGCATTGTGGGCTAATTTTAATGCCGATTCACCGCGCGCTTTACTGTTGATGGGGTATGTTCCATCTGGACCTGCAAAGTCGCCTTTAGAGACGGTCTTGTACTTGCCCACGTTACTCATGCCTGGCTTGCCCTTTAAGGCCTTTATGGCTTTCTTGGGTAAGGACATGCCTTTGCCGATTTTAACCTGCTGCTGGGCCATTAACGTACCTTCATCTTCTTTAGATTCTGTTGCTTGATGTCATTCAGTGTTTCTGCGTTCTGATGTCCGGCTGGTGGTGGAAGATCGCTGTAACCGTAAACTGGTTCTGAAGCCGCTACGTCTGCATCCAGCTGTCTGGAATAAGAATTTGGTACTGATTTCCGTTCTTTCATTTTGTGGTATCCTGTTGAGTTAATTCATTCGTCCATTGCCCTACCCAGAAATCACGGATTGACAGAACAAGCCCGGATAACTGGCTGTCTGGTATGTTGATGTTTGGTGCTGATTCCCATTCGAATTTAAGCCTGTCATTGGTAGTTAACGGGTTTATCACTTTAGAGGCGCGAGCAGGAGGGCTGACAGTTACGGGGGAAAAGAACGAATGGAACCATTCACCCCATGTTGTCGGCTTATTTATGGGGGGTTTAACACCCTCAAGCATCTCAATTTCTGTGATATATCGGTTTACTTCTTCAACGTACGATAGCGCGTCTTCGTGTTTCTTGTCGGGCTTTAAGCGCTCCATATGCAAGCTGGGGAGGTGGCTGTAAATTGATGGCGTAGAGATATTGTCCGGCGAATCATTCCCAAACAGATTGAATGTCGTAATCAAGCTGAAGCGCATCGGCTCACCCATATCTTTATGAAATAGCGAGCCCACTGTAAAGCCACTAAATGGAATCGAGATACGTCCCTGCATTCCGTGATTCTTGCTGGTTAAATTAAAAACAGGGCCAACACCAACATTAAGTCGCTTCATCTTTAATATCAGCTCGGCATCGATTCTCTGGTGAACGAATATCTGAAAATATTTAGCGGCGTCTTTGGTTTTATTCGGGTGGTAATAGTTCGTTCTTATTTCGTAATGCTTATGGGTAACGTCGATACCTGTTCCGTACTGCTTAATAAGAATCCCATTTCGGTTCGAAAAGTTACCAAACATATAATGGCCAACCGCATGATTGTTTATTTTGTGTCGCAATCCGCCAGCTACAGAAAACGTCGGTATCCGATCCAGAGAACAGAACATCTTGTTACTGACCAGCCACTTGTGACCGCCCTCAATGTCTCCTTTGATGTTCAAACAAAAGCGTGCGTATGAGTTGGTTTTTAGATTAGTTGGGTCGGCAATCGCCTGCAGGTTGCTGTCAAATGTAACGGCGCTGCATAATGGCAATGCTGAAAATAGGAGCGATCTAAGTAAGTTCTTCATCTGTAGCCTGTGGTTGTGGGTCGCTTAGGGATTTTACCATCGCTAATTTCTGACTCAGGTTTGTTAGATCCATGCTTTCCAGTTCTTTAATTGCTTTTATCAAGTTCAGTGCTTTGCTGGCTTCTTCGTCTTCCGCTCGTGCTTGGCGTTCCAAATTAAGCGATTTATCCAGTTCGATTTTAGCCAGTCTTTCTGCTGCTAGTGCGCGATCACTCTCTGCTTTTGCTGTTAAAGTATTGATGGCTGTTTGCTGTTGCTCCATCTCCATTTTCTGCTGCTGTTGTTGCTGCTGCTGGGCTGCCTCGGACTGCTGCTTCATGATGTCGGACAATTCTTTTTTGTTGTGCAGATTCGAGTTCTCAATAAGAACGGCGTCACCACCAGGTATTTCAACCCCCATTTGTCGTAATGCAGCCAAGCCAACAAACTGGGACTGGCGTTGTGTATCGGTCAATACGCCTTCTTCTACGACGACATTATACTTTAAGAACTGCTTGGAGTAGAACTCATCGGTCGGCTCTTTGTTAGTCATCAACTTCACTTTTTCGGGTGTGTAGTTCGCTTGTACTAATTTCAGCGTCTTCTCGCCCAAAATCTTCTGGGTCATCCGTAAATTACCAAACAGCCCTTGTTGAGATACCAGGCCAGCCGCTTGCCGCATCTTCGCTAAAATACCAGCGGTTTCAATCTTGTCGTTTTCAGCCATCCCGAACGCTTCTTTGCTGATCCCAAGAGAGTCCATCATGTCGTTCTCGAATTCTTGTTCCAGTGCAAAAAGCGATTGTGGGACACCCTGGTTGTCGATACGCTGAACGTCGCCCATGTTAGCCGTGTCTTTCAGGAATACAACTTGGCCTTGTCCAGTTTGATATAATGATGATGGGTTGGTGACTGCACCTTTTTTGGCTATCCACGATGCGCCCAGCGATTTATCCATCAAATCCACCGCCTTTGAGCGGCGCTTATTTATTTCCGTCTGAGGATCCCTGAGTACCCGAACAAGCGATTGCAGCTTCCATTCCCATAAGTCATACGATGATTCGTAATAACAAAGGCATGGGGTCATTGGGTAGTCGTTAAGCCCATCTAAGTCGGTTTGATAATCAATCAGCTGCCCTTCTACGATAACCGCGCGTTCTACCTGTTTGGTTGGCTTGCGGATTACATCAAGCTGGGGGAATACATCCCGCATCATCTTGAGGCGTTGTCTGTCGCCCGTCCATTCACGCGTCTCGCCCGTTTCCATGTCCACTAACACATCTTTCTGAACCCATTTAAGTCGCCAGTATTCTGTGTAGTTCATAAGACGTTGTAAACCCCATGATCGGGCATATGGCATATACGTAAACTTATCGTCTCGGTTTCCGAACGGCAGACTCATGATTAAGTCGGTCTCGTCTGGGAATAATGAAGCAACTGCCGTCCGGGATAGAAACTTGCGGCGCGCTAAGAACGAACAGTCCTCTAATGACATTTTCGTAAAAAACGGGTCAAATTGCACCGCCGCCCACTGATCTACATGAAATCGAACGTCTCCAGAAATTGGGTCGTCTCGGTAATCCATATACGGCGAAATAAACGATATTCCAGTAGTCAGACACGCTTTAAATGCCTCGGATATTGCTTCGTACCCATTCTGGCTGGTCATGATGGATTGCGTCACATCCGTAAATAGCGTGGCCGTCTCCGCCGATGATCCCTCTACGGGTTCAATGGTTGTCGCTAAACGGTTAGAAATCTGATACCCGCTATACCAGTTAATGAACTTACGGATCTTGTTGTACGTAAAGCTGGAACGGCGTTGATCCTGTAAGTACGATAACTCTTCTAACGTCCACTGATTGCCTGTTGAGTAACTGAGATCTTTATAAGCCTCGGCGTAAAACGTATTCAGTAAAGCGTTGGATCTTTCGTAGTCACGGCCAAAGTCCCCAATCATGTCTAAGTGTTCTTCAAGTCGGGGGTCGGACTTAATCTTACGATCGTACGTGCTTAAGAAATCTTGCGCGTCGTCGCTGTAACCAGATGAAGGGTTGGCCATTTAATCGGGGGGTAAAGGATTGGGATTTGTTATGGATAAACTATTATTATATCACAGTTCATCTGGTTATTAAAAGAATTTATCTATTGTTGTTGTTATTCACATTTGCATAGCGGTTAAAAACATTCGGCAAATGACTGAAGGGAAAATAGGGTGATTGCACGCCTACTGGGTTCATTATTGATCGGGGAACCATTGGTGGTGGCTTGGGGATTGACACTTTTAAGATTGGCATGATGTTTTCCGTTTTAAATTAGTGACCGCCTCTAGATAACCAAATTGCCTGCGCCTGGCTAAAGATCATGTTTAGTAATGCTTTTTGATGGGGATCGCATCGTGCTTCCATATATCCAAAAACACAAGTTCGTTGATCTGGGGACATTCGCAAGACAACACTAACGCACTCACCCATGTTCATGTTAATTTCGCACCGTAGGGGCTAGTCTTAGCGATCCGCGACGATCTCGGGGATTTGGCCAGTTGCCGTTGTATGCGGCCGTAAACGGGCTGTAAAAGGGGTTCTTTGGGCGAGCTACTCGGTTCTGAGCATTCCCGCTGCCACCAGTTGGGCCCTGCAAGCTGCTTTCGAGTCTGGGGGTTTCCCATTTCTTGGTAATAGGAGTGTTGGGAACGGCTACACGGCCTCGGCCACCTTTGGGGCTGATGGCGTTATAACCTGCTCCGCCTGCTGATACATTTTCAATAGTCATATAGTTATGTAAGTTGGTCGATTAAATATGTTAATGGTCGGGTTAAACATCGCGCAATTCCGTAGCTCTATTTGTTTTCCTGACAAGCTGTTCTTTTCTAAGCTGAACTGGCCGCCGCCCTCATGGATATGGCCGAACAGGTGAAACTTAGGGAATATCTTTTTGATGCGCTTCAATAAAAATGGACAGCCTTGTTCTTCGTAACGCCCTGCCTTCATTACGCCGTCTAAATGGCCAAGGGGCGGGTTGTGGGTCACTAAGATGTCGGTGTCTTCTGGTATCAGATCCCACATTTTCTTTAGTTGCGTTTTCGGCATTGTAAAAGCCTTGCATTTCGGATTCATGCCCTTGAATGACGATACCCAGGGACTGCCCCATATTTTATACCCAGCGTAAGTGCAACCAGAATCATTCAGATACGTGACGATCTCGGGGTCGAACTGGAACGTCGCATTAGCCAAGGCAATATCATGGTTTCCGCCAATGATAATCTTCTTTTTGAAGTCTAGCCCGCTTAAGTAGTCTTGCATCTCGCTTAATTCCTGGACTGATCCAGTAGCGGTTAAATCGCCAGCTATAACCAGCAAATCACCAGGTCGGGTAAAGAATTGAGTGCCGTGAAGATCGGACATTGCGCATATTTCCAACTACTAACCACCAGGGTAAGGGCCAAAATCGGCCATGTATTCAAAAAGAAACGTATCTGGATATAAAGCCCACATCACAAGTTTAGAAGAGATGTAAACTACAACCATGGCGACGGCCCAAGAAAATGCGAGCCTAGGGAGAAACATATTAACGCCCTTTTGGCCCGTGTCCGGCAAGTTAATTAAGTATCTATCCGCCGCGAAGTAAAACATGCTTAGCATCGTGAGCAACACGTTTCCCGTTATTACGGACTTGTAATACAACACGGTTAATGCACCAGAA